GGACCACGAAATCCTGACGGAACATGGATGGCGGGAGTGGAACGAGGTATGTACAAACCCCTCCCTTTTCCAATCGGCTTTACGCAAGGAACGCTCACTGTCGTCGGCTATGAACGACATGTACAAAATACCGGAAGATCTTCTGGATATCACCCTGTCGTACAGTGCTCCTGTGGCTGGAGAGGTAGAATCGATAGGCATAACTTCAAAGCGAAAAGAACCACTAGGTGTAATACATGCGCTAAAGGGGCGTCTGATGTTACTCGCAAGAAGTATTGGGGCTACGAAGATATTGTCCCTAATCTCGAACATAGGCAGAGACTTCTTAACCGAATTGCGTCGTGTATTGGACGATGCCATACACCGACTAATAGTCGCTACGAACAATATGGCGGTAGAGGGATCTTTGTTCATGCTCCATGGAGAACCGATAGGGGTGCATTTCTGCGGTACCTCATTAGCCTTAGTGGGTGGGATGACCCAAAACGAGAGTTGGACCGCATCGACAACAATGCGGGGTACGAACCCGGAAACCTACGCTTTGCGACTAGACGTGAAAATATGCTCAACCGGAGAACCGTGTCTGATCTTCAAAGAGAAATTGATGACTTACGACATCGCCTTCGCAGGGCCGAGGAACAGATTTGTAGTTGCGACGGATGCAGGGCCAATTATTGTCCATAACTGCGGTTATGGGCTTGGCGCTATTAAGTTCCGTGACTCTCTCAAGTTGGTAGGGGTTGACCTGACCGAGGACGAGGCGGCTAAGATCATACGTACGTACCGTGAGACGTATCCGGCTATTGTAGGTTTATGGCGACGAGCACAGTTGGTACTGGAGCAGATGGTTCTAGGTGAAGCTGTACCGTTTGGGCTCAGGGGTGTTTTGAAAGTCACACCTGAAAAGAGCGCCATACTCCTACCGAGTGGCCTGTATCTTCCGTACCGGGATCTAAGGATCGGCAAGGGTGAAGATGGTAAGGACGAGTACCAGTACAAGTCCCGCTACGGATGGAACAAGATTTACGGTGGGAAGGTGGTGGAAAACGTATGCCAAGCTGTGGCTAGGTGTATCATAGGCGAACAGTTGATCCTTATTGCAAAGCGGTACGAAGTCACCCATACGGTGCACGATGCTATCGCCTGTATCGTTCCAGAGGATCAAGCAGAAGAAGCACAAGCATACGTCGAAGAGTGTATGCGGTGGGTTCCTGAGTGGGCGACAGGGTTGCCCGTTAATTGTGAATCGGGGTATGGGAGGAGTTATGGAGAGTGTTAAGAACGAACCGTGGACCGCGTTAGACGAGGCCAAGAAGATCATTTACGGTGATAGAGAACGTACTTACGGCAAGCCGAGTAAGAACCTAGACTGCATTGCCAAGATGTGGACCGCATATCTGGAATCGATCGGTGGGCGTGAGCTTGAAAACAAGGACGTAGCCATAATGATGGTGCTGTTGAAGGCCGCACGTCTGGCTAATGACCCGGATCACTTGGATTCGGTTGTGGACATTTGTGGGTATGCCGCGCTTGTGGAGCGTTGCTACGAATGAGTAAGAGCCCGTCATGGTCGTTTTCTTCCATTAAGAACTTCATCACCTGCCCAAAACAGTACTACCATCTGAAGGTACTCAAGGAGTACCCTATGGAGGAGACGGAAGCTATCCTGTACGGGAATCGCTTTCACAAGGCAGCGGAAGATTACATCCGTGACGGGGCTGAACTCCCCAAAGAATTTGAACGGTTCCGCAAGGCGCTCGATGGGCTGAATAAGTTACCCGGAGACAAGCACTGCGAACTGAAGTTTGCGCTCACAGAGGATCTGGAGCCCTGTAATTTTAAGAGCAAGGATGCGTGGTGGCGGGGTATCGCTGACCTTCTCATCATTGATGGTGATCGTGCATTTGTAATTGACTACAAGACCGGGGCTTCTGCTAAGTACGCAGACACCGGACAGCTAGAGCTCATGGCAATGGCTGTGTTTAAGCACTACCCAGAAGTAACGAGGGTAAAAGCCGGATTGTTCTTTGTGGTAGCCAAGAGCTTCCCCAAGGAGAGATATAAGGCTGAGGATCAGGATAAGTTGTGGGTGAAATGGTTGACGGAGTATGGTCGGATGCGTTCGGCGTACGACAACGGGGTGTGGAACCCCAGACCAAGTGGGCTGTGTAAGAAACATTGCCCCGTAGTTGAATGTGCCCATAATGGGAGGAATTGATGCCCTACGTAAACAAGCCAAGACCATACAAAAAAGAGTATCAGCAGCAGAAGGCACGGGATGAACTTCCCCGTAGAATGGAACGGCAAAAGTTGCGTCGTAAGTTCGACAAGACGCACCCTGATAAAAATGGCAACGGCGAGGCCGATGCAAGGGAAGGTAAAGACTTAGCCCACAAAAAGGCATTGGACAAGGGCGGCTCCAATAAGGATGGGTACTCCGTCCAGAGCGCCAGTAAGAACCGTTCGTTCAAAAGAGATTCGAAGAGCAACCTCGTTGGGGAAACGAGCAAGCGAGAACGCAAGAAGCGTTAGATTTTGTGTTGAGGAATCGGCTAGCCGTAAGGTGTGAGTGGGCTAGCTGAGGGTAGATTGCGACCTACATGATAAACCGCACCAGCCGGCACCGTCATATCTCCTGTCTTGTCTTTCCGAGCGGGGAACCGGCACTAGAGTAAGGGTGAACAGTGAATAGGGGCTGTTCACTCTCTCTTTGTTCGTCTAATAATTAGGAGAATGAGATGCAAGTAATTGATAATAAAGCATTATTGTTGAATGTACGTAACCCCGGTCGTATCACTACGGTGATCCCGAAAAGCAAAGACATGGGTGATGGGAAGGTGCTCGTGCACTGGAACCTAGAGGAAGCCCAAGTACTTAAGAACTTACAGATTAAGGACGTACCGTCCCCGATTCTGGGCCGCTATGACTGGCCCGGAAGATACAAACCCTTCGACCACCAGAAGGACACCGCATCATTCCTTACTCTCCACCGGAGAGCGTTCTGCCTCAACGAGCAGGGTACTGGCAAGACCGGATCAGCGATCTGGGCCGCTGACTACCTGATGAAGATCGGTAAGATCAAAAGAGTTTTGATTATCTGCCCCCTGTCTATCATGGACTCCGCGTGGCGCGGGGATCTCTTTAACTTCGCTATGCACCGGACAGTTGATATAGCACATGGTGCTAAAGACAAGCGCGTCAAGATCGTCAACAGCGATGCCGAGTTCGTCATCATTAATTACGACGGCTTAAATATCGTAGAAGAAGAAATAAAGAAAGCGGGCTTTGACTTAATTATCGTCGACGAAGCCAACGCCTATAAGAACGCACAGACAACGAGGTGGAAGACCCTCAACCGAATCCTGACTCCTGATACGTGGTTATGGATGATGACGGGTACACCTGCGGCGCAGTCCCCGGTAGATGCTTTCGGCCTAGCCAAACTTGTAAACCCTAAAGGCGTGCCTACGTTCTTCACAGCGTTCAAAGATATGGTGATGACCAAGGTCACCACGTTCAAATGGGTGGTGCGACCCAACGCAGACAAGGTGGTATTCGAAGCCCTGCAACCTGCGATCAGGTACACCAAGGAAGAATGCCTCGATCTCCCCGAGATGACGTACGTAGTTCGTGATGTTGAGCTGACTCCTCAGCAGAAGAAATACTACGAAGCATTACGTAAGCAGCTCGTTGTACAAACAACAGGCGAACAGATCACAGCAGTCAATGCAGCTGTGGGCCTTAACAAACTCCTTCAGATCTCATGTGGCGCGGTATATGCCGACAGTGGGGAAACTCTGCAATTTGATATTGCCAATCGGTATAGGGTGCTCCGAGAGGTCATCGACGAGACCAACCAGAAGATTCTCATCTTCGTTCCGTTCAAGCACACTATCGCTTTGCTCAAAGAGAAATTAACGGCTGATGGCTTTAGTACAGACGTAATTAGTGGGGACGTGTCAGCCGGTGCCCGTGCCGATATCTTCCGCCGTTTCCAATCCAGTCCAGATCCGCGCATACTGATTATTCAACCTCAAGCTGCTGCTCACGGCGTGACTCTTACCGCTGCTGATACGATCGTATGGTGGGGACCTACTTCCAGTCTTGAGATCTATGCACAGGCAAACGCCCGAGCGCACCGTGCGGGGCAACGTCACCCTGTTACCGTGGTAAAACTACAGGGCTCAAACGCTGAGAAACATGTGTACCGTATGCTCGACAATCGAATCACTGAGAATGGAAAGTTAATCGATCTTTACAAAACTTTGCTTGACTAAGATAAAGTCTGATAGTATGGTTTTCCCATCGGCGCTAGACCGAGTACTACTGGAGAATGAC